AATCAGTACCGCCAATGCTGTGTACAAAGTGCAATAAAGTGAAGTCCGTAAAAGCTTCACTATTAGTAGCGTCTGTTTGAAACTTAAAGAACGCCTGATCAGCGTCAGTAGCAATCAATTGATCATTGGTTAACTTTAAGCCTTGCCAAAGTTTAATGTCGGCAATAGACGCTGCCGTAGTAACGGTACATTCCCAAATAACTGAGTTTTCAGTGCCCCAAGGAACTGTCTGCCAAGATGTTTGGTTGGTATCAAGATGAGGGGCTATGATAGCCTGATTTTCATCAGTTCCCGCTGTAGTAATTATGATACCTGCCCGTGTAGTATCAAACGTACACAACGCAGTTGTCATGCTTGTACCAAGAACTTGAAAGTCTTTGTTAGCAACTTTTTCAGCAAGACGAATAGCCGTGTTTGCAGCCGCCGTGGCGTCTGCGTCTGAAAAGGCCGTATTCAAAACCGCATTAAGTGCAGGACGCCGCTTCCAATACTCTTCAAGGTAATAGCGCCTTACGTCTTTATTTGCGGAAGAATGTACCGAGGAATCGGTTACATTGCCTGTGGTCGAATTTTTGTTGGCTATAACAAAGCCGTTTTCCGAACGAACCGGACCAGAGAAAGTTGTGTTAGCCATGTGGCTACCTCCTTACGAAAGGTTTTGCCCTAGAGTCTCTGTAAGCGTCTGCTGGGTCAGTCGCTAGGGCTATGAGTCCCAGAAAGAATGGGGGAAAGTTTCCTCTCCCCCACCCCAACCTATACTACGCGCCTGGAGAACCGTAAAGGCCCCGCCAGTCTGAAAAGCCGAAGCTGTAACGTTCACGTGATTTGTAACGAACGTTTCCGGTGTCAAAGTCACCTTCCATGTTGTTCCGCAACGCGGCACGTTCAAACATCTTCAGGCCATTTGGCGCATCAGTTTTTACAAACCATGCGTCAGTGTCAGTAAGGAAATGGTTGATGGCATAACCCTCAGGCAGCATACCCATGCTACGCATCGCGTTGATGTCATTATCCGCAGTTCCGACCCGATACGGAGTAGCCAAAAGGCGCTCTGCAACGAATTGAAGTTGCGGGGGAATCAACAATTTCCGACCCATGATAGCAGTCTTAAGACCACGCTCGTCTTTGAAGTTGGTCGAGATATTAATCATCGCATCTTCAAGACTGGTCTCATTTAGATCTGCAGCGGTGGTTGGCTCATTTGCGAGACTTCCTGCGCTAACTGTTGGATGGGCCGTATCCAAAAGAGGTTGGCCGTCACCACCAGGAAAGCTGGTAGAAAACGCATTGTTAAGGATATTGGCACCCTTAACTTGCTTTGTGTGAGCCATGCTACGTGCGAGAGCTTTCGTGTATCGCGAAGAAAGACGGTCGTAGAGATTATCTTCTACCGCCTCTTCCGTGATAGAAAACGCCAACGCAATGGTTTCATGCGTATACCGCGCCGTAAAGGTTTCCTGCGCTGTGTCAAACACCACAGCAGACCCTTCAGCTTTGGTTTGTGCCGCACCAAACCCTGAGAGCATCACTTCTTCTTCGAAAGCGCGATCTGACGTCTCGATTTCGAAGATCTCACGATGTTCTTGTTCGTAGCGATCATATTCAAGGCCGAACAGGGCATGTAATCCCGGTTCTAGTTCCTTGACTAATTGTGCACGACTAATAGCCATATCTCAGTCCCCCTATGTGCCAGTAGTCGTCTTGTAGGCATGCTCGTTAAAGAACACATACCAATTAGCATTTGCCGAATCGACATCGCTATTGTCTGGATCTTTACTCAAGCCCACAATACGCATCTGCGCGGTACCGGATCCAGCACTAGCCGCAAGCTCAGTGGTTGATTGACCATTGATAGTGCTACCAGTCACACCTGCCGTATCAGCATTGCCGCCAATATCTGTAATCGCAAGTGTACCAGCACACTGAACTTCAAAAGTCATATCTGGATCATCATATATGAAAGCCACAATATCCGTAGTAGCAATGCTGCCCGGATAATAGTTCTTCCATGTTGGTTTCTTTGTAGTTGGATCAGTATAGAAACAACCGTTAAAGACGCCCACTGTGTCAACAGCAGTAGCAGTACCAATGATAACAGAACCACTAGTGGCCATAATAACTAAAGAACCTTGATAGATAGGTCCTGTGGCACCAGTAGCAATCCTATATTCATTGGTTGCGTTATTAAACGGCATACTTCCCAACTGACGAACGGGCCTTAGCCCAAAAGCTGCATCAATGTTTGCCATTGTTGCATTTCTCCTCAATCAGAAGTTTCAAAAATTTGGTAAATCATAATCTACTCACTATTACGACTACCAAAGGTGGTGTTCGATTGCCGTTCCTTACTTATCGGCATCGATGGATGTTGTTCCCTCATCAGATCATTATCAACCGCTTCCATTTGACCTCGAGTTTCATCCTCAAAGTAAGTTTCACGACTAATAGCGAGTTCTTCTGGAACCCGTGCAAGCAACAAACCACCTACCCCAATGACTCCGGCATATTTGCCTTCCTCAATAACGGTAGTATTCCAACCTGGATATTCATCTGCTCGAACTAAATCATAACCATTGTTTAGCCGACCAGAAATGTTTTTCCGATCATCAGAACCTGTAAATTCAGCACGAATCCACCGATGTCTAAACCCTTCGGGCGGTGGGGGTGCATCCAATGCAGAAGGCGGTTTGTAGAATTTAGGTTTTTCCTTCTTGATACGAGTTTCTTGACTTCTGGGGGTTTTGTCAACCATCGATATACCTCCTAAACCCTTTGTTCGTCGAGTTTAAGTTTTTGTGCTGCATACTGTTTTTCGCTTATTCCAAGCCGTTTAGCAATATCTCGTTCACTGCTAGAAAGACGTACACTGGTTGAGCGCCCAGATTTTTGTTTCCTTTTGGCAGGAGCAACCGACTGAGCGGGGCGGTTTTCACTGGGCTGAGCAGCCCCATTAAACTTATGGGGAAACGCATCCTTCATACGGCGATCAACCTCAGTATAATAGGCTTCTTCAGTTCCCTGGTAACCTTCTTTTTCAGTTAAGGTGCGGTGAAACCCTAAAGCTGCATAAGTCATTGCTTCATCTTCACCAAACCAAGAATTATCATCAAACCAATCTTGAGCTCGTGGATCTGTTTGCGCAACAACAGGCGGCGTTGCTGTTTGAGCAGGCGCGGTTTCAGATTCCTGAGTCTGCGCTTTTTGTGCCTGTTGTGCTTTTTGCAACTGAGCTGCCCAGGAAACTCTTTCTTTTTGAGCAGCAAGCGTCGATAAAGATTCTTGTGCTTCTACTAAAGCATCAACGTCTCCGGAATCATAGGCCTCTTTATATCTAGCCTTGGCTTCTGTAAGCTGGCTATCAATACGTGTAGTAAATTCATTACGATAACCTTTGTCAAGGTTATTTATTCGGCTAGAAAGATCCTTGTTCTCTACCTGAAGCCCACGCGCATAATCTAATGCCGCAGTCTCACGCCTTTCAGCTTCACGATATCGGTTCGTAAGTTTATCAATGCGTTTTTGAACCTTGTCGCCATAATCTTCAAGTTCTGAACCGTCTTTCGATTCATCACCCACAGCCACACTTCTATCGTCGCCAGAATCTCTAGAAGAGTCCTCCGAAGACTGTAAAACTTCACCATCATCAAGGACAACATCTACTTCCCCTCCATCATCTTGTGGCTGGGCGCTTTGGTCTGTATCGATACTACTCATTTTCCCTCACTTTCTAAACATGAGCAATGTCATCGGGGTCAAGAATCGTAGCCAAAATTTCATCGTCATTTAAAAGCCTTAATTCTGCCCCCTCAATCCGAAACCGACTTCCCGCATATCTACCAATTACCACCCAATCTTTTTCTTTGCAATAGGGCTGCGAATATTTATCCGAATCGGAATAACAATCAGGGCCAAGTTTTAAAACATAACAGACAACTGTTGCAAGTGCATTTCGGTCCCTTGTTTCATCTGTTAAAATAATACCACCCTCTGTTTTTGCTTTTCCTTTGTAGGGCATAACCAAAACACGGTATCCGGTGGGGATCGGCAAACGCTCCATAACTGTTTTATCAAGCAGATCTGGATCCAACACACGACTTTCTTCTGCGGTATACGCTAAGGCCAAACTACCTTGGGACTCTAAACTTTTTTTTCCTTCAGTCTTCATCATAGTCTCCACTTTTACTCCTAAGTTCTACTATATACTGTTCAGTAAACGTTAAGCCACGTACTTCGCCTACTGCCGACCGATAATCTTCATAACTTGTAAAATTACCAGCCATCATACCTTCTTGTAATTCATCAAGACGCTCACGAATATGCCTTATAATTTTAGAAGTGGTATAAGAATCATCCATAATTATTTCTTTTTAGTCTTCTTCTTTGGTTTAACCTTACTGCCGTACTTCTTTTTCCATTTTTTAAATATCTTTGGTTTTTTAGCCGCTAAGTAACGCCGCTGTTTCTCTGATCGAAAAGGCATTAGTTGGCTCTTGCTCTATCCTGCCTCATTTTTGCCACATCAAGTCGACCACGCATCTCAGCAACATCTTCCTGGGAATCCATTTTGGCTACAGCAATTTCACCCCGCATCTCAGCAATGTCTTCCTGAGAATCAATTTTCTCACGTGCTATCTTATTACGATCAGTATTTTCTTGCCGGTCTAATTTTAGCCGTTCAACATCATCCTGGGCTTTACGATATAAATCAGCTTCCTTAATACGCAATTCTTGTCGACGTAGTTCAACCAAAGGATCTTCATCTTCCCCGGTAGCCGCCATAACCTCGGCTGTAATTTGTGCAATTAGCTCTGAAACACGATTTTCTGCATCTGCCATTAATTGCTGCTGCTGCTGTTGGTCTAATTGCACACCTTGCGCCTGCGCTTGTTGAATCTGTGGTCCTAGTTCTTCTGTTACCATTTTCCGTGCCTGCATACCAATATGCTGTGCTACATGACCCATTAATGACCCTGTAACTAAAGGAGCTGCCATGACCACAGGCGTTTTCATCATTATCATATGTGCAACAATATGCGCTTGGTGATTTTGCTCCATAAACGCCTGCAACGGCAGATTACTTAAAACGTTTCTATTTTCTTCCGCCGCATCCATCGGTTGTGGGTCTTTAGGAGGTGGTAAGATAAGATCAACATCCTTTACACCCAAAGCCTCATACATGCGCCGATATGCTTCATACATATTGTGCATGTCAGGCGCAGCCTGCGCTAGTTGCAGTTGCATCTGTGCCAACATGGCACGTTGGCTGCTGCTGAAGATATTAGGATCACTAACGGGTATGATATCTATACGTCTATCAAAATCAGAAGCCTTGATATTTCTTTCAGCTCCAATAATGTCGTATGGATATTCAGGGGGCAGGTAATCTGCAAATACGGCAGCTAATAATTTTAATTCTAATCGTTGCGCATGGTGCAGCCGTTTATGGATACCAGACATGACCTTGGTACCACGCTCCAATAGTGCCATGGTGGTACCAACAGGCATTTCACGATTTAGGCCATTTTCTGAAATGGGTAATTCCGAAATGGCACTAAACCTTTGCCCCGATTGTATAATTAAACCAAGCAACTGAAAGAGTGTCGCACTTGGCTCTTTATATGGTAAAGGCAACAAAGAATCGCGCAAATTGCCGCCAGGACTATCCACATCGCGAAATTCACCAGGAGCCAAAGGCTCATCGTCATCACGTATACGAATACCCCGAGCCTTAAAACCAGCGGGTAAATTAGCCAGTGTTCCTGCATCGATCAACTGCCGTAAAATTGAAGTTGCTGAACGGCTCAATCCACCAATCATGTGAATTAAACCAAAACCATAAAATCCTAACCCAGGAAGGAACTTAAAATGAACAAAATACTGTTTCTTCTTTATCATTTGATCGTCAGGCATCCAGTTCCGACGTATGGACAAAACTTCACCTGAACTTTCATCTGCCGTTACAATGTAAGGAAGACGTACTCCCGTGGGTTCACCTGCTTCATCAGTATCCTCATAACCTAAGAGATCTAAGTCAACATGGCATTCTAATAGGACATATTCTTCGTCATGTCCTCCAGGCCGCTCACCCTGTAATTCATTAATCTTAGACTGTGCGTCTGTGGGACTCATAGTTTCAGGGTATATGGGGATATCCCTGTAGAAACCATTAACTTGCATCTTACGCAAATCATTCGTTTGCATATGCACAACATGCGTAATGCGTTCGGCGCTACGTAAATCTGTCGTAATATACGGAACTACCAAATCCTCGCAGGCAACAAACTTGCTGACCGCACGTTGCATTGATTCGTCATAATAGACCTTCTTAAAAGCTGATCCCGCTAATGGAAGATAAAACAGCAACTGATCCATATCAGGATCATATTCTTCCATCACATCAGTAATCTGATAATTCATGTATTCTTTAACGCGCTGGGCTTGTTTTTCAGCTTCAGGCGATATCATCCCAACAATTTGGGTGCGTACCGGACCATCCGGCGGCAAAAGTTCCTTATATGCCTGCGCCTGAAACTGCACCACACTTTCAGCCAGTAATGGGTGCGAAATACCACTAGCTCCTCTAAAAGGTTGCTCGCGTTCTTCATATTTAAAGCCTAAAAGATCTAACCCCTCTACATAGGCCATTTCCCAATCTTTACGGCTTTGCTTGTCTTCTCTATAAAACCCAATTAGATCATTACCAAGTTTGGTTAGTTCACTCGAGTCTACAGTTTCTGCAAGATTGGCAAAAAAGTCACCAGAATCATCGCCCTGCATCTGCGATGGGTTAAAATTAACAACCACACCACCTTCGTCATCTTCAACAATAGAAATATCTTCCGGCATGACTTCATCATCTGAAGGAACATCGATGATATTCTCATCAATGGTCTCACCAGTATCCAAAGTAAGCTCTTCATCAATAGCAGCAGGGTCACCTGTAAGACGTTTATCTACAACCATCAGTAATATTCCCTTGGACGCATGTAGCTACGGGGGGTACTGTCCTCATAATCATCAGGATGGCTTACAAACCCTCCTTGACGAAAACGCAACAAAGCCTGAACGGTACTATCTACCAAATCATCGTGGTCACCTAAAGGAAATGCCGCGCATTCTTCAATTAATTCGTTAGCGAAACTTTTTTCCGGTACCCACACCATACCTGATTCTACTAATGGCGCAACAGCATTTACGCGAGTCACCTTATCATTGCCACGGGTAGGAGTATACGTGGTTACCGGTATACCTGTCTGGCGCAATTCATACGTTAGGGGTAACCCACTGGCTTTTGCCTCAATTACCACGTTGTCTGGATCCCATTCCTTGTATTGCTCATGTGCAACGCGCTTTAATTCCGGAAATTCCCAACGGCCCTTTATACTATCAAGTAAAATGATATGAAAAGCCTCATCTTCATTCGGTTTAAATACGCCCCAAGTGGTAATCGCACTATAGTCGGCTGTTTCCTTAGCGCTAAACGCCGTGTCATAGCTTTGAATGATATACTCTAGTCCAGGAACATTTTCATGCTCCCAACGTTTCCACCATTCACGCTTAATTAAGCTGCCTTCTTCGGCAGTTGGGTTTTGCATCCATTGAGCGTTCCATTTACTCACGCTCAAACTGGCTTTTACCCCTAATAATTCATCAACTTTCCAATATTCCGGCCAAGCTGCCTTTTCATTCGGCATTATGGCAGGGAATTCCACAACTTCCCACCTATCTGCCCTATCATCAGATGCTTGGGCCTTGATAAGTTGTCCCGTTAGGTCTTTTACCGACCAACGTGTCATCACCAGGATAATAGCCCCTCCTGGTTGTAGCCGTTGCCGTGGTCCAGACGTATACCACTCGTACGCATTATCCATAGCCGTGGCACTAAGGGCATCTTGTTCACTGTGGGGGTCGTCAATAATCAACAAATCAGCACCACGGCCTGTAATCGCGCCCCCAACACCCGATGCGTAGTACTCGCCGCCGCCATTTGTTTCCCAACGTCCGGCTGCTTTGGTGTCTGCGCGCAGTTTTGTTTGCGGGAACACACGGCTATAGTCTGTACTATCCATAAGGTTACGCATTTTACGACCAAACCGCACGGCCAACTCGCCGGTATGCGTGGTTTGAATGATTTTTAAGTCTGGTTTACGTCCAATAAGCCATGCTGGAAACAAATAGCTGGCAAACTCTGACTTAGTATGGCGTGGCGGCATGTTGACAATAAGCCGTTTTAGCTTGCCTTCAGCCACAGCCTGAAATTTCTTGGCAATTATGCGGTGGTGCTCGCCCTCAATGAAGGTTGGCCACACCA